GGGAACCATCCTGGGGTCAGGGAAGGCACTCATATTATGTGTGCCGCCTGCCCGAAACCCGTCGCTATCTGTTCAAGAGTTCTATACTCAGTACGCTGAGGATATACTCAAACGAGCAGCGAAAATGGACCGTAGTGATTCCAAAGTTAGACGGTATTACCGCAACTTGGAAGTCCTGCGATTCATGCGAGCAGCGTGGGATGCCTTGCTAGTTGGATACCAAGTAGCAAGGCAAGAATCTCTAAAAAGATACGGAATCTGGCGAATGAACTCCATGAAACTTCAGGGAGTTAACCGATTCCGGTCCCAGCTGATCTCCTGTCCTCTAGAGGCGGCACAGCGGCTTAAAGCCGTTGCGCAGGCTAACAGAGCGTGGTACTTTGGAGGACCACGCCCAGGGGGCAGGTTGTTAGTTGTAGAGGAGAAACGGGTGGCCTTGCTCGTGAGCTATGTAGCTCGCGGCTTACCACCCGCCCCTCCAGCCCCGGATGGGATGTCGGGCTTGTTCAGTAGATTGACTGAACAACCGTTACCTGAACATCCGGGTTGGCGGTCGTTTGTTAAGCGTTATATTGCACGGTTCGGACCGAGCAATAAGCCGGCGGCTTTGTTTACGATGCCCAGCGGGAGTGGGGCCATTGGCCTCACTCGTGCGCAGGGGGGTCATAACAAAGGAGTCCAGCTCCTAATATTATTAGGGTACGCTTTAATCAAACGTCGTAGTATGGCAAATCCTGGCGTCTACCCATTGGGCGACGCCGATCAAGATGACGGCAGTTATTTGGAGCTTATCTCCCAATCACTGTCTGGTCATAAGAAGGGAATTGCTAGTATCTTTGATACTAATTGGGAAGAGCTGGAACGAACTCTCCCTGATCTTACTACTTTTTTCCAGCGCTATCTGAGGGTAGGGGTCGAATACGTTATGGATCGTATCGAATTCCTCCCCATTCTCCCGATAGAAGCTGAAGAGAAGGGTCTGAAAACAAGGTATCCGACCTGCAGTCTTACTGCAGCGAACCTAGTGCAACAGATCCTTCGGCGAGTACTCGACCACGTTATGATACGTGATCCCCGATGCTCCGTCGCGCTTGGCTCCGAAACCGGGATAAACCTCAAGGGTGAGGTGGGACCATGGGATTCCCTTGATGCCACCGTAGCCACTGACAAACATGCACAGTGGCTAACCCAGACGGTTTATGAGGAGCTTGTGGACTATGATCCTCGGTTGAAGCCATATCAGAAATGGTTCAACAAGTTGTTCGGGCCTAAGAAGCTTCTTAGGTGCGGCCAACTTGATCTTATGCCAGAAGACTTACTCGCTAAGTACCCAGCCGCGCCTCTCCTTACTGATTTTGGTATTTATACCAATAAAAGACCGGAGCTAGAGCGACTGGGAGGAGGTCATGCTGATATGATCATCACAAGTTGGGATGATTATATAGATGACCTGAATGGCCTTCCCGGAGTAATTACAACGACGGGGCAGATGATGGGAGATCCCACATCTTTTCCGCCGTTGATGTTGGTGTCGATATTTGCAGGCGAACTCGCGCTGCAAGATTTCCCTTATTCTAAGGAAGAAAGGGTAATTCGACACCCTCACTTACGGAAAGGCGACCTGGTGGCAGAATTAGTCGGTGATGACTGTGCTGCCCCTAGGATGAAGAGGGAACGTCGTGAAGCCTTTCATAGGCATCACGGTTCATTAGGCACTCAGATTTCAGAGAAGAAAACTTTCTTTCACCCCACAAGGGGCCTGATCGCTGAGCAACCTATGGAACACGGGAGAAAGCTCCCGTACTACCCTCTTCCCGAGCTTATAGCCCCACCTGGTGGTTCCAAGGGAAGTGTCACTTGGAACACTCAACCTCGTGCACTGCAAGGCAATGCACGGATCGTGAGGTACGCAGTTAAGCGTGGCATGTTGAGAAAGTCACCATATTGGTACACTTGGCAATATGCATATAAACTCGGACTTCCACTGGCGGCGCCGGAGGGACACGGGGGAATAGAGCTGAAAGCTGTATTCCCGAAGGTCTCCACGACGCACCACGTGGAATGGTTGCGGTACCTATCTAGTTTACCATTGGATGAACTAATAGCAGGTACGGCCCTTTCAATTGGTCGGTCTCCTACATCATTGATGGCAGGAGCTACCAAGGACTGGCTAACACAAGTCATACGAAACCACAAGGATCTTGAGGCTATCGGAGGCTTGTTAAGCCCGCAACC